GCATATCACGTGCCCAATCCACGTTATTTTGCGTGGGTATCCATTGGGGCCGAAGTCCATTACTCTGAGCCGTATGACACCAGGGAAGAAGCGGATAATGAGCGCCGCTGTATTGAAAAACGTCTTAGTTATGAATTGATTGAAACAATGGAAGGCGAAGGCTGTTATCCCGAGCGTGCTAAACTTATGGAAGAATTGTATGCAGCCAGCGGTAGAACAAGTTGCGTCTACACCGGCTTAAATATGGAAAATGAGCCGCTTCTTAACGACCCTTCCAGAGAACTTTGGCTTCTATAACCTAGGAAGCGTTGAAAGCTATCCGACTGGGGGCTCTGGTCCAACGGCTTATGGTCCCACAGGCATTTTTGGTTCAACACCATTGCCTCCTAGACCCGGTGATAACTTAAACTCTGCTATTGATATTGGTAGTTTTGATAACATTTACCGTAGCATTAATATAAAAAATACGCATGGCGGCAACAGCCGAATCCAAACCACCTTCTATACATTTACACTAAATCGTTCCAGATCCGTACAATTTGTACAGGATTATAGCGAATTTGCATACACATCTAATACAAATCGAAATACTTTACTATCCATTTATGTTGTTGAAGACGGAAACCATCGCAGGGAGCTGCCAATTAATGATAACGGTTTTGTGTGCAATCAGGCCAGCCTTAATTATGACGAAGGAGATGACACTCCATTAAGTGATTACAACACTACTCAATTAAATCCAGGTACGTATATATTTTTGATCACAAACGATATTCGCTACTTGGAAACAACATACAGCATCACAATGCAAACATCAATTACCGATTGGCGATATGTTACGGAAGGAATTATTGATCGTTTGGATTTTGATACAGTCACCGGGCCGGTCACCGCATCCCTTGATTTTGGTACCGTGAGATAAAACCCTACCTGCTAGGCTGTCATCAGCCGCTCACCTCCCGTGGAACACATTTCCTTGGCCCAATTTGAAGAGTATTTTGACGAGATTATTGCTCGCGTAGTTGATGACAAAGTGCATTATCAAATCACTACAGACGAAGGCCTATCCGTAGTCCTATTACCTATTGAATCGTATGACGTATTAAAGGAAACCTATAACTGCGTCTTTGATCTTACCGATGAAAACTTTTGTTAAAAGTTACCCTGTTTTTTGCGAATCTTTAATTTCTTGCGCGGTCTGACCATACACCCAAGATGGGGGCACGTAATCAGGAGTCCATGCACTCGGTGGGGGACCAGCGGCAGCACGATCTTTTGCTTTTTGCAACAAATCTGCTGAGACCTGTTTCAATGAAGGAGACGCCGCTTGGGGTAAGCTACTGGCGTAAGCTGCTGCAGACCGGGCTTCGGTCTCCAGTTGGCGCTGGCCAATTTGCTCGGGGGTTCCGCCTATGACATTTGATTCTGCAATAGCGGCTTGCGTTTGATCATGCAAACGCTTTCCGTAATCCGCCAAAGCAATGTAGGCCTCTTTAGGGTTTTTATTTTGATAAACCGTTGGAGGGGGTGGCGGTGGGCTCATCACAATTGTTGGGGGGCTCGGAGAACTACCACCCATGATGCTTACCTCTTGACATGCACTTCTATGCTGATTCTATCCGAAACAAACCCGTACAAATGTTGAATGCCGATCACGCCAGGGGGGAACAAAACCAAAACCAAAAGAAGTTCGGCCCAAGTCAAAGACTTTTTCATAGCAGCAGTCCGTTTAAGCAGGAGTTTAGCGCACTTTTGGAATCATTGTCCACCAAGGCGTTGGAATACCTTATGACCAACCAACAAAAAAACATGGCCAAGGCCTTATGGGAGGCTTGCAATTACGGCAATAGACCAAAGCCAGAGAATTTCAAGGACATGGAACCATTAAGGGATTACCAAATCTGGGTCCTCACCATAGAGCATGAACAACAATGGGCGGCCAAAGCCCTTTCCAAAACGCAGAAAAATTGTTAAGCTACTGTCACAAAGCAATTTTTCCGTGATTGACCTACTGTCAGATGAAGAGGATTCCCTAGATGGTCTTGATCTTTTGGACGAACCTGATCCACAGCGGCATCAATATCTTAGTTATAGATTCAATAAGCTGGATATTGACGAGGTTACGGTAGAAAACTATGAGGAAAAACTCGTATCGTCCTTGGCTCAACAAGTCGAAATGTTTATCCCGCCGTCAGGCAGTTTTGAGGATTTTGATTTACGTCGTTACCTAGAGTTGGTAAAAACTTACGAAACCAGCAGCAATGACCTTGTTCTGGGCCTCTCATTGGCAGATCAAATCCGAATTACTTTTAGCGATATGAAACCAGCCACCATCTGTGAACGGTTTCCTGATATTGATCTGGCAACAAAACGCCGTTACAGGTGCGTAGCTGAATATTTACTGCGGCAAAATGAAATCATGAAATTACGCGATGAAAATGGAAAGTTAATCAAAAAAATTGGAAACATGCAGAAAATGGTTGTTATCTATCAACCATTGCCAAGAATTCGTGAAACGTTAAAGCGTTCTGGTCTGGGGCATTTTGTCAAATTTACGCGAGAGGAGTTGGAACAGCAACGCTCCCTTGCTATGATGTCGCCAGTCGGGAGCCAAACCCTTGGATAAAGACAGGAATCAAAAAGTTTCAAAACTACTGTTTACCACGCCATCGGAAACAGAACAAAAGATGGCTGAACTGGTCCTGGAAAGGATTTGCGTTGACATGGCTGAGCATTATCTAAAGATGTACTCAAATGAGGGGCCCGGCGCTTTGATTTACATGCCAGAAGCAAAGCAAGAAAACCAAGCTTTTTACTTGACGCTTCCCGCGCTATTGCAGGCGCAACACGACTTCAAATCAGAAGACCAAGATGGTCCGGCAGAAGTTATGCGGAAAGCTATTGTGGAGGCGGAAGCCCTTGTTCCTGGCAAAAGCGCCCTGTTCATTATCCAAGACTCAAAACAAATGCGCTTAATTAATTACAAAATTGATCAAGAAAAGTCTCCGCTATTTCTTTGATAAATGGTTTTAAAATTACCACCAAGCATAAGGCATGCACGGTACAAAGCAGCCTCTCATGTCTACTCACTTGACACGGATTGGCTAACTCCCGTTCAATATTTACCCTATATTGATGCGGTGCTTGGGGATATTGATTTAGATCCATGCACTACAGAACGCGCTAACAACGAATTTCTTAAAGCCAAACAAATTTATACGCCAAAGGAAGATGGCTTGAACATTGAAGAGCCTTGGTGTGGTGTTACTTATATGTTTCCACCAACCTACGGGCGTTGCTCGTGGAACAAAATACGGGGCACTTACAGGTGGGGGTTGCATAGTGGTAGTAATTCGTCCGCACCAGCGAAAGCTTGGTTCTTGCGTTTGGAACGTGAATGGAAACTACGCAACATACCGGAAGCAATTATGTACGCTACAAATCATGAAACGCTCCGTACTTGCCAACAAATTTGGAATTACCCCGTATGCATGCCAAAAGATCGTCCTTACTTCATCCATGGGAGGACTTTTGAATTCTCCAGAACCCCATTAACTTGGGGGTATTTTGTTTATCTGCCACGGCTAGAGTACGGCTTTGATCAGGCCACGCGCTTCAAAGAAGTATTCTCTGAGTTGGGTGCCGTGATTTGCTAAGAGGGTTGTACGCGGAAAGGGTTACGGTAACTCACTTGCATATCTGTATTGGTCATATTGCTTGGCATTTTGCCAACCGCAACAGTGCCACCCATGGCAGGCATAACTACGCGTCCCTGTTGCTGTCGTTGATCACCAATAGGATTTTTATCGGCAAGTCGTTTTTGTTGAACGTATTGATTTAAAAAGTGTTGCCCGGCCTTGTTGTCTTGCGCTGGCTTCATGCCACGATAACGGTTGTCGACACCGTATCCTTGACTTCCTTGTGGTTTCATGTAATATATTCTGACAGCCCTGAACACAGATGTCTGCTCAAAGCCAACTTCAAATCGCCAGTATTTGTGACGAAGTTAAAGAGCTGTTGCTTGGAAAAAATGAAAAATATGGCGATTCTGCGTTGAACCCCGCACGAATCTTTAGCCAGGCATCAGCAGAAGAGCAGATTTTGGTGCGAATTGATGATAAATTGAATAGAATTCAAAAAGGTGCGGGCTTGCTTGGTACTGATGAGGATGTAGTCATGGATTTGATTGGCTATCTGATTCTCTTAAAAATTGCCCTTAAACGTCTGGGAGGTAATACAAATGGACTATGACGAGCTTCTTTACCACCTTACCCCTGAGCTTCAGTTGATGGATTTTTTGGATCAGTTAACTTCAAGAAATTCCGTGGTGAGTCCATACCTCCTGGAACAGTATTCCAAATCCGCCAAAACCGACGAAGAACTTCCCCATTCTGATCCCATTCCACCAGTTTCCGCTCCAGATACTCCATAGCCTTGATCTGATTGGGAGTCTGGTTGTAGCATTCTGCTACGTTAAGCAAACACTGTTTTAATTTGCATTTATGCTTATACAGCGTAGGGATTTCTTTATCTGGCGCCAAGAACATATTGAGTTCCGCTCGGCGGCGCTGCAGTAAAAACGGGGTTTTGTGACGATAAATTGGATTGATATAAGGAGACCATTCCCGAATGATGTCATTTTTTGAAGCGCGTTTATTGATTAACTCAAGCAAGCGGCACTCCTTGAATGCCGGAATGCCGACGCTGTGTGCATAACTTAAAATTGCACCTTTTCGTTTATCATTTAAAGGCATTTGCACGTAGTGTTCCACCAATGCAGCAAAGGGTTTCAAGTCCTCAACAAGTTGCTTGACACAATCCTCCTTAGTGACCCGCAACCCCGGCCCTACACGTCTGCCAAACATCTTGGAACTGGCAAAACCAATACGCCATTCTTTATCAAAACTATCCTTATACGGTTTATACATTTCCATACCAACATGAGTATGCATGTTGGTATAAAAAACTATTAGCTTAATGCCGTATTGATTTAAAAAAGAAGAAACCGGTTCTTCGTTATGCGACTCTGGCGCTCCCGCTGTACTCAACGCTATACCCCTCGAACGTCAGCATCACAATATACACCTGACCTGCTCCAGAAGTGGTGGCACCTACAACACCTTTACCCTTGCCGGTTTTGATAATATTACCGAAAGATGTGTAACCGGTGGGTAGTGTCAAAGCTGTGCCATTTTGGCGGAACAATTTAATGGATTCCACACCAGTGGAACGGTCGATTGTAAAGCTGAGCGTACCGTTGGTGGCGCTAGAAGTCAGCTTGTAAAAACGTGTCATCAAACCACGATCACCAGCTGGTGGATTGTGTCCCAAGTAAGTGACAAGGGAACCACCATCAAGAGCTTTTACGGAGCCGGTATCAAGTGTGCCTTTAATAGCGTAGTTAGTGGTGGCCATGGGATCAAGAAATTTGACTTTCGGTTAGGAATTTGAGGTTGATATCAGCATCAATGCCGTGATCCTTGAGGATATTCAAGAACATCTGGCGATCAATCATCTTTTGGTGAAAGAGATCGATGAAAGCTTCTTCAAGCTCGTCACGGTCAAGATCTCTGGCATACAGGGCTGCGGCATGAATTTGAAATTCCGCATCCATGGGCAGTCCCGAAACTTCCGAGTTCATTGGCCGTCCAATACTGGATTAATTCTAGCAGCAATTATTTAAACGGTGTTGCGTTGCGGCTGTGCCAGCATGCCACTATGGCCAATATAAGGGTGACGTCCCGTCGCGCCGTTAACGTCAATGGTGGAAGCAGGCATTGCCCTTACATCAGAAGTGAAGGAGGGGACATCTGGACCATCCTCAAACATCCTGGGGGCAAAATCTGGCAAACGCTCAGTGACGTACTGGTTTAAAAAAGCTTTCCCATCGTGGTGATTCATGCCGGTTAGAACGATAATTGAAGGTTAAAAAACTCACCAGGTATGAGCCGGCAAAGACAACGGAGATCAATAAAAGGAGGGGCATGACTTGCCGTTACTTATTTAATCCTGTAATATTTTAACCAACAACAACTTACAAAATGGACATCGAAACACTGCTGAGTCACGCCATCGCCAGTGCTTGCATGGGGGTCAGCAAAAAACAAGTCATACGCTTCTTGGAAGAAAATAATGCAGAAAAAACCGAGATTTCAATGCTGATAAAAGCGATGGCATTTAAACAAGAACCTGATGTCATTGATTATGAATATTTATACTATAGGCCGGTTCCTAAGGGGGTTGTTAATCATGCCCCATTTGGAGCCAAGCTTAAGCTATATTCATTGGATAATTTTTTGTCCCCAGAGATTTGTAGGAATCTAGTAGAACTTATTGAACAAGAAAAAAAACGATCCACCGTAGCGGATCCAAACGATAGCGGGTTGGTTGGGGACTATCGCACAAGCAGTACCGCAAACCTTTCATATCTTAAACACGTGGCAATTGATACGGTAAACGATAAGTTGCGCGATCTACTTGATTTAGATATGTTTTTAGGTGAGGCTATACAGGGTCAAAAATACAAACCGGGCGAATACTACAAGGAGCATAATGATTATTTTCACCCTGGAACGGCGGAATTCAGAACTTATACGGAATGGATGGGGCAGCGCACTTGGACAGCAATGATCTACTTGAATGACGTAGAAGAGGGGGGTGAAACATATTTCAAACGTTTAAATCGTAAATTTAAACCAAAAGAAGGTACTGTGGTGTTTTGGAGTAACCTGTATCGAGATGGTCGGGTGAATCCGAAAACACTTCACGAGGCACTTCCGCCCATTAAGGGGGATAAATACATAATTACCAAATGGTGGAGAAGCTGGTCTTTGATTTAATTTGCCGCAATCTGGAACGTTACAATGGCGTTGTTCCCGCCAGTACGTTGAAAAAAGTTGGCGCGAATTTTTTTCATTGGAAACCCCGTGACATTGTAAGAATAGGTTCCGTTTACCGTAATAGAATTTGAGATCATAGCAGCAAAATTTGTACCATCAATGCTGCCCTCCAGT